TACATTTGACGAATACTGTTCGACAAACGCAGTTGTGATTTCTGAACTCATAATTAAGTCCTTTCGTGTTTAAGTTAAGATTAATGTTTCAGCCAATTATCCCAGTGGGGTTGTCTTGCATTTTACAGCTGGTAGCTGATAGTCTGTCCTATTGTCTTTTGGAGCTGGTAAACCAGTTGTTCCAAATCTTGTTAGCCAGTTACGATTGATCGTAAGGCCAAAACTTTTTGCACCGTTGCATCGTGTTGAGGATCCATCTTGTTCCAATACGGGCTGTTAGGTGCAGTTAAGTCGTTAATCTGTTGTTGCATGTTAGCACTTGATGCAGCTGAGTCTTTGTCTCCAGCAAATACATCTTCTGATACTATGCTTGCCATTTTTGATAGACCTTTAATTAATGCTGGATTATCTCCGAGCTTTGATCCATCTGCTAATTGCATACCAAACACATCTTCACCAAAGAATTGTTTTCCAACGGTTGATGCTTTGTTAAGATTGTCATCATAACTTCGGCCCCATTCTTCACGCAGTTCTCTTTGGCTTTGTTCTTGTGCTAGTACAGCATTGTTATCTAAATCAACCAATGATTGACTTGATATGCTATTATAATAATCAAGCAGTCCTTGTGCTTGTGCTGGTGACAATCCATGTTTGTGAGCTGTTTCTTTAAAACTACTCATCAATTGTTCATCAATTTGTTCACCTTCACCAACTTCTGCTGTTAGTTCATAAGCATTGGGATCTGACGGTCTACCTAATTTATCGTAAATGTCGTTCCACTCATCTTCAGTTGTATTAGCTCCTGGTATTACCATCTTGTCTTTGCCAATCATTGACTCAGCATTGATGTAACTTTTTGCTAATGTTGATACGTCACTAAATTTTTCTAGTGATGCGTTTGTTTTTAGTTCCTCTGGTAAACTGTCTCTCCAGTTTGCAACTGTTTCTTCAGTTGTTACTACTGGAGTTTCTGTTGCAGTTGACTCAGACGGTTGGCTTTGTTCTTCGACAGCCGTTACCTGATCTTCTGACATAGTTGTCTCCTTATGTTATGATTAAATAAATTAAAATTAATACGACAGCAGCTGAGATAATTTTTATTTTCTTATCTGCGTTCCACCATAGTAAAAAATATTGTTTTAATTCTTCCATTATATTTTCCTATTCAACATCTGAATAATAAACAAAACTGCTGCACGTTGACCTTCCATAAAAGCAGACTCATGTGAGTCACCTTTAACATTGGTTGTGCTAAACAAATGGCAACGTCTTTGTAAATCTTCTAAGACTGTTGCTCCGTGTTCACTTTCAAATGTAAGTTTATAAGTTTTAATTAAATCGTTTAACTTTTCTTGTTGTTCTTTTGCTTGATCTTCTTGGTTCTGATTTTGTTGCTCATCAGCCATAGTGTTTCTCCTTATTGTTGTTCTTCAACAGCTTTGAGCATCGGTGCAGCAGATCCAGCTGCTTGTGCTGCTTCAACTGCTTGTTGTTGCTCCATAGCTTGTTGTTGTTGTTCTTGTCGTTGTTGTCTTACTTGAGCTACTTCAGCATCAGATTTAATAATCCGTGCTGGTAAACCCAACATTTTTTGGACATACTTAACTAACCCATCTGAGTCTAAGTAATCCAAAACTGGTGCAAATTGAGACATTGATCCAAAGATTTCTATGCCACGCATTACAGAATTTAAGTCTCCTGATTTTTGTGCTTTGGCAAGTGGACTAACGTATTCAATGTCTATTGTTTGATTGATTAATATATCGGGCATTGGTCTAAACACATCAGCTCTCATTAAAATATTGAACACTCGTTCAATAAGGGGCTGTAATAGTTCTGATTGCAATCGACCTAAGACTGGGCCTAGTAATCTCATTTTTTCTTCGTTACGTTGTAATACTTCTGTTGCTGTCATTTGACCACCTTGAGATAACAACAACTGATCTACATAAAATGTTTTTTGTATTGCAAGTTGTCTGTCTTGGATCATGTTTACAGTAACTGGATTGTTAGCTCCAATCTGTAATGGCTCTATACGATCTCTTGATCCTGAACGGTAGAAGTTTAAACCACCTGGCACTGTCCTGACTGGTAACATAAAACCGTCATCAGGAACCATAAGGGGAGGATCAATTTGTTTCTGTGCAGCCTTGATTGTTACTTCAGACATTTTGTTTAACATCTTAACGTCAGGGAGTGCATTCATGGATGGGGATCTTCCATAAATTTCATAACTTGCTTTTAGATAACGTGGCACAACGTATGGAAACTCTTTGAAACCACCTTCGTTAATCATGTGAACATCATCAGGATCTACATAACATGACTTAAATGGCATGTTAGCTGCATCTTCTTTTGATGCATCATAAGTATCTCGTGGCATAACCACATGCAAAATGTTTACATCTGCATCTAAATCTTTTTTGTATTTGTTAAATATNCCTGGNCCAACTGCTTCACCAAATAATTCAAATGCTGATCGTGCATTCATTGTGAANTGTCTAAACACTGTGTCNACTTCACCTTTTGCATTTTCAGAAATAAATATTTCTTTAACGTGCCTAGTGTTAAAACGTATTAGATTTTTTTCGTCTGTTGATACAAACATAGCTGACGTACCAAAGGATATTAAATCTTGGTATAGCTCTTGGATTTCTTGTTGAAAGTTTGAACGATTAAAAGCAACATACATATCCTCAGTTACTGAGTCTAGCCATTCTCTAGCCTCGTCATCTTCAGATAGAGCAAGATCCTTGTAGGCTAATGTAAACCATGGAGTAGCTGAGTTAGTCAACATACCGTGCAGACTAGAACTCAATAGTTCTAATGCATGAATAGCTGTACCATCAAATATAACCTCAGTTCTTTTATCACCACGAGTTCGTTGTGTTGTGATGTCAGCTTTACGAGGCAACATGTAATCAGCTATTTCTTGCCAATGGCTTTCCCATGTTGACCGATTTGTTCTTAATGAAGCAAAACGGTTTACTAGCATTTCTGCGTTTTTGTTTTTCATTTAGCTTAAAAGAGTCGGTTTGTAAGTTGGAGCATCACCACCAAGCCCCATTGATGTTGTTTCAATCAATGAAGATTGTCCTGGCTTTTTCTTTTTCTTAGCAGCCTGGACATCTTGTGCCATGTCTTGAGTTTTAGTCGTTTGCAGTGTTGGTGTCATTTTGACTGGTGCTGGGTTACGACCTCCTCCGATTATTCCACTCATAGTATTCTCCTTAATTATGATTTCTTATTTTTGTTTGCAAAGTTTCGTGCAGCAGCAACACTACCGAAACCCCATTTTTTTAATGCCAATGCTTTTCGTGTAGGACTACCATCTGGTTTTTTCATAGCCCCTTTCATTCCAGCAAACCGTGCTGCAAATGAAACACGTCTTGGATTAGTTCCTTTGTTTACTGGAGCTTTAACTCCAAAATGTTTTCTACCAGCTGCGTTTAATCCACCAGAAGGACTCTGATGTTTTTTTAGAGCCATTTTTATTTATTCTTTTTTTTCTTTTTCTTTTTTACTGGTGGTCTACCTTTAGTAGATCCGTATGTTCCTTTACCCATTGGTGGCATAATATTCTCCTTATCCTAATAATGTTTTCTTTGGTTTTTTTCTTAATAGCACAAAGTCTTGTTTATCTATTCTGTTGTTTTTATTTGCATCAAGTTTTTTTTGTTTGCCTTTTAATGGTTTTTTCATGCTATTATCCTAATAAAGTTTTCTTTGGTTTCTTTGCAGTCTTTGCAGCTCGTTTAAAATTAGCAGCAGTTGGTGAACCTGGTGATCCTACTTTTCTCATTTTCTCACCTGATCCAGCTGCAATTCTTTTTCGTTTTGCATGTATGTTTGCATAAAGTCCTGGTTTAGCCATAGTATTATCCTAGTAATGATGGTTTATAAGAATCTTCATCTTTGTTTTGCAATCCACTGTTTGATGTCAGTATAGTTGCTTTTTTGCCACGTCTTTTTCGTTGTGCATCAGGATCTTCTTTTGCAACAGATCCAGTTGGTGTTAATGGAACAACTTGTTTTGGGGGAGGTGGCATATTCATTTTGGGGCTTAATATTCTACTCATTGTATTCCTAATGGGTTATAGCTGTTGTCAGCTGTTTGTTGTTTAATCTGATTGTCATCTCGTAATTCTTCTAAACCTACAGCTAAAACTCTCATGCTATCTGCTGCATGACTTGACCAATCATGTACGGGTTTAGAATTAAAGGTTTGCAAGGTGTCATTAAACTTGCGGTGATAGTTCCTCAAGGCATCTATCAGTTTCTTACAGTTATCGACATCTATCCAACAACGGTTAAGCAACAGTTGTGTATAGTGTATTCCATCTTCTATGCTGAGTTTTGGTACAATTTTAAATCGTAAGCCCAGCTCGTATGCAATCTCACGTCTTGATTTTCCATTTGTAAACTCACGTTGTTCTAAATCATGTGGGCCGTAATGGTTGTTGTAAACGTAATCTTTGCTTTTAATTAAATTAATATAGTGGGGCAGTCCTTCGTTACTGCTTTCATAATAGTCAACAATGTGTATGGCTTTGCCAATTTGTTGAAAAAATATAATGACCGTTTTATCTGATATGCCTATATCCCAAGCTGTGCTGACCTGGTAGGTCGGATCATAAGGTACACGGCCTACTTGTTTTCGATCTTCTATCTTTTCAATAACGTCACCATAGATAGCACCTTCTAATGCTGCTACCCAATCACATTCAAACTCTTGTCTGTATTTATTCTTACCCATCAGCTCAAGAGCTGCGTCTAATTCATCTTCATCAACAATGCCTGTTTCAGATGCTTTTGCTATTTTTGTGTACCACGTTTTATCTTTTAGTCCGTGTTGGTATTTAGAATAAAAGTCATTGGACATTCCTTGGGGTGTGCCAACGAAGTAACAAAAACCCTTTCTATCTGATAGAGCTGGTCTGATAACTTCAGGAAACAACCGTGGATTGATCTGTGCATACTCATCACAGATGATACCATCATAATAGTTTCCCCTTAGACTGTCTGGGTTTTCAGAACCAAGCAATACAATCTTAGAACCGTTTGGAAATGTGCAGCTTAATTCTTGTTCGTTAAACTTCGTTCCAGGTATGACACCAGCATAAAGTTTTAAATAATCAAATATAATGCTCTTTGCTTGCTTATAAGTTGGAGCTATGTATGCGTACCTGGGGTTCCACATATCATTAGTCAAAGCTCTTTTAATAAGCTCGTTAATACACATCACACTCTTGCCAGCCCTACGATGGATTGAAAGTACCGCCCACCTATGTTTGCTCAGTTGTGTATGTATTTCTTGTTGCAGCTTTCGTGGGCTGTACGGAATAGTTATTTGCATTAGTGTACTGTTGGTTGTTCACCGTATAGATCCATTAAGTCTATGTTCAATTGATTGCATATATAATCAGACACATCTCTGCCGTGCAGTGCATTTCTAAAGCCTGTGATGTTTATAAACACACTCTTTGTGCCATCGTCATAAAACACCATTGCAATTAAATCTTTAAGATCTTCATCCATGGGTGGATCCATTAATTTCCTATAATATATATATTACTAACCGCAGACCGCTTTTCGGGGTGTGG